CATCAATTGAGGAAATTCTTTTTGAAATCTGGATAATACTGCTATTCAGATTTTTTTCAGATAATCTCTTCCCAATAAAAAGCTCTGTTTTTATGAATGAAAAGTTTCTGGCTGCAGTATGATTAATATTGACGATTTTGCGCTGCTGCTCCATAGGTGCTGACTCAATCGCCATGTCGAACGCGACGTTGATATAGGTGTCGTCTTTGCCGTCGAGCTTGATAGATGGCTTCAGCTTGGCTACAACCGCTTTCTTGACGGCAATATCATCCAGGCCATCACACTTGATGCCGTGTTTCTCTGCTTTTGCTTCGAGTTCTGTGCGAGCTTTAATGGTTTTCTCTGCATCTTCGCGAGCCTGCTTCAGCTTGTTTTCAAACTCTGCTGCGTCAGCTTTCAGAGTGTCGCGCTCTGCTGTGATGGTTGAGATGGTTGTTTGCGCTTCGGACAGCTTGGTATTAGCGTCCTCTGCATCCTGTTTAAGGGCGTTGAACGCCACGACGACTTCAGGAGAAGCATCGTACTCAAGCCCGTTGTCGAGTCGCAATTTCTGCATTGTGTTACCTTTTGGTTGGTTGTCGTCATCGTCTAAGGTGATTTCTTCATCACCGTCGAGATTCAGTGTTGCTACATCACCGGCCCGGGCTTTAGATACGAGGGCGAGATGATTGATGCGGATGTTTCGCTGAACGGCGTCATAGGGCTGACCATTCCACTCCCCTGGGGTCTCATCGAGGTCGAGTCGGTAGCCGAGAGATAGTTGCTTTGTCCTGCCGCTGGTTGCTGAGTTAATGGCGTTCTCGTCATACACCATGATCGGCACTTTGACGTTTTCACCATCCTGCCTGCCTGGCTCAAGCATGGTTCCGACCATGTGCTTTTTAGCGTTGCGGGAATTAACCGCACCCGGGTGACCGATAGTGATAGGCTTTCCTTTGAAGCTAGCCAGTGAGTCAGCGTTAAATACTTCCTCAGGTGGGCGTAACTCTCGACGCACTGATCCATCTGGATTTCGGTATAACTGGATTCCAACGCGACCTACTACCGGCACGTCCTCCAGATAGCCATCCTCGTTTACGGACGCACGAAGCTCTCCCACATCGAAGCGAGATACTGTTTTCATGTTTTGCCTTATTTATTCGCCGATATCGAAAACTGAACCAGACCAGTCGGGCTCTGCGTAACATCGACACCGAACAGGTTGCCCGGGATGTCCATCAGGAGGTGGGTTGCTCCACTTGTAGGAATCCCCCTCTCGCGCTCTGTGCTCTGGCCTCTCGCGTTCATCAAGTACGCCTCGCCATTTGTAGCCAGTTACCCCGGCATCGGACTGACGCTGCTTTGTGAGCGCTGAATTGGCTTTTCCTATCTGGTCAACTGCAATGAGCTTTGCTCGTCTTTCAGTGACGCCATAGCGCTCCTGAATCTGTTTCTTGATGGTGTCAGCACTCGAGCCATTCATCACACCGCGCTGGATGATGCCTCCCATGTCCGCCAGTTCGTCAGCAGGGATGGATTTAATCAGCCTGGCGTTCTCTGATACCCATAACTCCTGCATCTCTCTCAGCCATGGCTCGGCACGATAAGCATCAACGCCAAGCACGCCTGATGAGGCGGGGGACGCTGCCTGGCCGGCAATAACGGCCTGCGATGGCGGGATTTCGTAGCCAGTGCCCCCCTTCACAACCAACCGCCATTGCTTGTCGTTAAACTGGCTGGTTAGCGCGAAGAAAGACGGCAGTCGTTCAATTACTGGCTGAAAGATGCGGTTGCCTGCGTTGCGGAGATAGGCCAGCACAGCCGACATATCGTCCTGCCAGCCATCGAACCGGATATCGCCATATGCTGAGTTGATTTCTTTGTTAAACTGCCTGGTGGCCTTTACAAGCGCGCTAGTGTAGTCACGTTCTATGCCGTAGGGATGAAGCCAGACTTTAGCCATTGCTCATCTCCGGATAGACGTAGCCTCCACGTTTTTTCAGTGTGGCGACACCTTCATCGTTGCTTACCCAGCCAAGCTGCGAATAGCGTTCATCAGCCTGTGACCACTGGTTAGCCGTCTCTGCCTGCTCTTTCTCTGTTGGCACTGAGAGAGGATTGAACTTAATCGTCCAGGTTTTATCAGTGGTCAGGAAGTTGACCACCTTTTCTATTGCAGGTCTCGCCTCATCCTTCTGCTTGCGGCCAATCAGCTGCTTCCATGACTCCGGAGCGGTGGTTTTATCCGCGCCCTGACCTGATGGCGTTTTGGTGAACAGAATTTGCTCATCGATACCGGTCAATGCTGATATGCGTAACTGTTTGCGGTCCTGCACATCGACCACCCCTTCCAGAGAGCCATTAAGAAGTTCGTACTTCTCAGTGGTTGCATCCACGCCGATGGTGTTGCCGTTGCTGCGCGTCATGTCGACCATATTGAGACGAGCCTGAACAGCATCGCGGCCTTCACCATCTTTGCACAGGTCAGCCAGGTCAGCAGCAGACCAGACGCCCTGTTGTTTACGCTCAAGCAGGCTTGTAGCGTGTGCGTGGCTCATGCCGTAATCAGTCAGCGCCTGATAAACACCCTGCAAGCATGAAGCGCCCCACCCCTGATTCTGATGACGAATCTGGTTAGGCAGTCGCTCTCCGTCGAACACATGGCATCTGCTGGCGTGAACGTAGTAAGGCGTTCCTGAGATAGGGTTAATCTGGTACTGAGTGATTTCTCCGTATGTCGCGCTTTCAGGGTTGGTATCGCGCAGGAAAGGCTGCACCTGATAGCGGTCATAAACACGGACAAACTCAAGTTCACCCTCGCCTATTGGTGACTGAAGGTCTCCGCCATCATTAACGCCGAATAGCATCAACGAGCCGCCATATAAGCGAGCCCATGCCACCGCATCCGTAAACTGCTGAGTGAGGTTGAGCTCATCCCAGCGAGACTTAATCTCAGGCTCATTGTTTGCGCCGTCTACGGTGAAGCCAGCACGAAACATTTCGTCGGCTACTACGTCAATGATGCGACGCCCTAATCCGTCGCCGAGATATATGCTGTCGAGCGTTGCTCTGGTAAGCAGGTGCGCTGTGCGGATGCGGCTGTATGCTGACCTGTCGCCACCTGTACCGATGTTCATGAACACGTTTTGGTAGCTGTCCATGTTCATCTTCTTGTCGATTTTCTTTTGCTGCCTGTTGTTGCGTTTAGCCATGTGAGTTCTCAGCTTGCAAGCGCCTTGAGTCTGCGTAGGGCATCACTGCCAAGGAGTAATTCCTCAGTCACGGCGTCAATAAGGTTATCCACGATGTCGTCGTGGTCGTGAGTGTCGTCGTAGGTGAAAGCACTGTGCTCAGCGATAAACTCTGAGGAGAAGGAAGCTTCAGCAGGAAGATAAACACGCTGCGCCTTGACCACTGGCAAAACGTCCATCGCCCGGGTAACTTTGTCTTTGTTTCGCTGAAGAGCGGTTATCTTGATTGGAAGCTTTTTCTCAAGGTTCTGAATAAGAGCCGTGCCACTGGATTTATCTTCAACGTAAATTTTTCTCAGCGTTCCGGCTTCCCGATTCTTACGCCACGCCTGAGAGATAAACGCTTTGAAGTTTGTTTCTAGCTCTGGCGCTTTCCACTTGCCGCGCTCCATGTGGATTAGATAGAGGTCGTCTTTGTAAACGCCCCACTCGCACAGTACTGACCAGTCGTTATGGTTAGCCGTCTTCTGCGCTGTATCTGCGGTAGTGAAGCGGTATTCGAAGCGTTCAGGCTCCGGTTTATCTCCGTCAGGTCCGTATGTCTGCCACCATGAACCATCAAACACGTTGCCGCCTAGCTTGATAGGCTTCTGCATGCCCTGAGACATGAAGGTGTATTCGTCCGTGTCCCACTGGCGACAAAGGTCGCCTACATATTCGTTGGCAGGCCAGTATGACCAGTAGCCTCGCATCTTCTCGCTGTCTTTGACGTCATTCCAGCAATGCTCCTGAAGCCATTCTGGTAAAGAATCGATATAGGCTTCATCAATGAGCGCAGGAATGATGACGTGCTCAAAGTCGATACCCATTGCACCGGACAGCATGAATGCACTGCTGTCGTCTGTGTGCAGCCGCTGCTGAATGGCGACGATTGGTGTCGGGTTCTCTTTTGACTTATTGGCACGACGAGAGCGGATGGTGTTGGTTAATGTCTGCTGTGCCTTTTTGCGCTTAACCTCTGAGAAAACATCAAGAGGCTTGTCGAAGTCATCAAGGTTTATCCAACCTGAAAAGCCTGGCATCTGATAACCGCCACGCGATCCGGTAATCTGACCGCTTGCTGCGCGGCTTACTACTTCGGCTTTAACCTTTCCGTCATCGTTCAGCAGCTGCCATTCGTCAGCCTGATTAACACCAAGCGAATGAGGCCATAGTGTCTGAAACTCAGCGGAGGTGATGATTTCACGGCTTCTGCGGCTGTTGCGCTTTGTCAGGGTGTCGCTGAAGGAAATATTGAGGTTCCTGACCTTCTGGCAGTTCAGCATTGTCCACACTGGCGCATGGATGCTTAACATCTCTGTTTTCCCACTGCCTGGAGGAACGTTGAAGACCACATTACGGCGTTTGCCGGCAACGATATCTTCAATCACCTGCGCAATGTATCGGTGATGCCAGTTAACTGACCACTTCTCACCCTGCAACAACTGAAAAAATATGCGGTTAAAGGCCAGAAATGAGCGCTCGGACAGGACTTTGATGGCTTGGCGTTCTGCTTCGCTCAAATCTTCCCATTCGAGTATTTGGCTCATAGTTTGCTCAATATGCTGTTAAGCGCCTTTTCGTCTACAGCTACGTTATGGTTGTGCTCAATTGGCCCGCCACCGCTACCTGAATGTTCCATAGGCTGAGTGGCTTTACCGTAGGCGCGATCCATTATTTCTTTTGCTGCTGATACCTTTGCTGCGGCAGGTGCTTCGTCGTCACGTAGTATTTTCACTAACGCGTTAACCGCTTCCTCGCCGTAGGTCTGGGCAATAATTTTGACGTCTGCGGTCACCTTGTTTGGTGTTCCTTTTTGGCGGCCACCAGTCTTTGGGGTTCCTGCTGGCCTACCTGGTTGCTTCTTAGTAGGCATTTCTATGTCCTTCTAAAATAGAAATTGTCATTATCGAAGCCCCTCGGTGAAGAGCTTCTGTAATGGCTTATTCGATCAGCAATTCAGGCTGCGTTACCTGCATGATGTGCTCATGCTCCACAGCCAGAACACGTTTCTCTTTCTTCCGCTCGTTCATTAACCGGCTGCCGATCGTGCCTTTCAGCTTTGATCGCGTTTCTTTGATGGCGTAGCGGTGCTGCATTTCTTCACTCATCGCCATGCGTCGGTTTAGCTGCTCGGCCATCCAGTTAAAGGCATTGATGTAACACTCCTTCACTGCGGCAGCTGTTTTGCCAGTGAATCCCATCACTAGCATCATGGATGCGTCGCGAGTGATGTTATACATAGGCTGAACATCGCCATTTTTATCAATGAAATCACTGGGCGCAAAATTGCGCTGGGTGAAGTCATCGGAGCATTTCAGGTTACGTATGGCACGCAAAACGTCTTTGTGTCGCTTGCCAAAGTAATCCGCCACCTTGAGTGATGTGGTGATTATCTTGTTGTCGAGGGTCGTGACCATTTCGCGGAAGTCGAAGGCCGGAATAACTGACGGATTATTCATAGCGTTTTCCTTACATGTGAGATGAACCTTTGCCGAATTGAAACGCCAGCCCACCGAAAGCTCGCCAGCATTAAACTGACGTCTCCAAAGGCTCATTTCACAGGTTAGGGTTCGGTGTGTGTTTGCTTATGCTCTGCCGATTCGGTCGGCAGTTCTTAGTGCGGGTTGTCATCGAATATTAAAAAGCCCCGCTATTGCGAGGCTCGTGATGATTCTATTTTCCTGATGGCTGCCTTATCCAGATTGCACTGCCCCAGCGCCGTATAGAGCTGAGCGTTTAACTCCAGACTAGCCTGCCACGTGAACGGAACCTCCATTCCGGGGATCGGTGTGTCTGCAGTAAGGTCAGCGCTTATCAGTACCACGGGCGCCGGCACGTAAACCGTCCGCGTATTCCCGCAAGCTGTCAGCAGCGGCAGCAGGAACAAGCTGCTTAGCACACTGATCCCCTTCAAGCGCCTGCCTGATGTAGACAATGCGCGTCTCGCCTTTTTTGGCCAGTTCGTTCTTTGCATTCTGGGTAGCCTGTGAGATGTCACGGATGAGGTTCAACGTGGTTATCACGTTGCTGGTGATC